TTTGAACCGTGAAGAATATGAGAAGGCCCTTAACGAGTTGGATTGGGTTACAAGGCGGCGTTTGAAGCACGGTGACTGGAACGTGACCCCAGAAGGCGGATTATTTAAGAAGGAGTGGTTTAAGATTGAGGATGAGCCTAAACCGATCGTACAAAAGGTTAGGTTTTGGGATCTTGCAGCAACCCCTGAAAGGGAAGGCATTGACCCTGATTGGACTGTAGGGGCTCTTCTTGGTTTAGATGCGGATGGTGAGGTTTGGGTTCTTGATATCCGTCGTTTGCGTGGCACTCCAATGGAAGTGGAGTCTGCAATATTGCAGTGTGCCCGTTTGGATGGTGTTGGAACTGCTATAAGGATAGAGCAAGAAGGTGGGGCCTCTGGGAAGCATGTGATCGATTATTACACTCGTAAATTGGCTGGTTACAATTTTAGAGGGGCCCGTGTTCAAACCAGCAAAGTAGAGAGGGCTAAACCATTATCAGCGTATGCAGAGGCCGGTAAAGTGCATATACTCAGTAGGGAATGGACACAAACCCTATTGGATGAATTAGAGGCGTTCCCAACCGCCGGTATTCATGATGATCAAGTTGATGCTCTAACAGGGGCTTTCCAAAGCCTATTTACTGAAACAGCACGATTTTCGATTTCAACATTATGAAAGGGGTGGTGATTTGTGATGATTTCGCTTTTTGGCAGCACAAAAGATGAAATTGACCTGGAAGAGCTAATTGAATACTCTCTCAAAGAGGATGGACGTAAGCTCATTAAAGACCCGTTCACGGGTGGATATGAAGAATTTAACCTAATAGAGCCTCCTTATAATCCTAATTTGCTTGCAGCCCTTCTTGAGGTGAATAGCACCCATATGGCCTGCGTAGACGCGGTTGCAGGGGACGTTGCAGGGAAAGGATATAATCTTAAATCTGAATCTGAGGAAGTTATAAGCTTTTTTAAGAGCTTAAAAGACCCCGTTACTTCTGTGATTTATAATCTTGTCTCTGATTATCAAAGTCTTGGTTATGCGGCTCTTGCAGTCGCATACGATGACAATGGCAAGCCTATTGACTTGTATCATATTCCTGCTCATACTTTGAGGCGGCATGCGGATGATAAGAGGGTTGCTCAAAAGGTGGGGTCTCGTACGGTCTGGTTTAAGCTTGTAGGGGTTGAGGGTGATGTTGATAAGGATACTGGGGAGTTTAAGGATGGTTTGCCTTTTGAGAAGCGTGGAGACACAGTTATTTGGTTTAATAATTATAATCCCCGATCATATTATTATGGCCTTGCTCCCGTTATTCCTGCGATACCTGCGATTTATCTTGGTATTGCTGCGAGGAAGTATAATGCAAGCTTCTTCAAGAATTTTGGGGTCCCCAGTCTTCTTATGATCGTGAAGGGGTCTTTTACTGATGTTGACCCTACAAACCCTGATGTCACATTATCCGATAAGGCGAAGGAGGCTTTACAGAAGGTTATGGACAATCCACACAGTGCTATGATCCTCACACTGAAATCTGCAGACTCTAAAGCCGTTGATGTTGAAATAAAAGAAATGGGAGGCCAATCACAAGAAGGAGAATTCTTGAAACTGATGGAGTTGATCGATGATGAAGTCTTGTCAGTGCATCGTGTTCCACCCTACCGAATCAGCATAACCCGTCAAGGGTCTCTTGGAGGGAACACAGCGATTGAATCATCGAAAATCTATTATGAGAGTGTTATAACTCCTTTACAAGAGCGTATAGAGTCTAATATCACGAAATGGGTTATTAAGGAAGGTTTTGAAGATGATGGTAAATTCATGCTAAACAGGACAAGCACTCGTGAATTCAAGTTAGACGTTAACAGCACCGTTAGTCTCGTGAACGCAGGTATCCTAAGCCCTGCAGAGGCCAGAGAATACCTTAAATCTTACTTTGACATAGATGAGGAAATTATTGGCCCTGAAGCAGAAACATTATATAGCAATGGCGTTCCACTTGATGCGGCGGCTGCTATGAGCTTGCAACCTGTGGCTGAGATTGCGAAGCAGATAAGGGATGTTAATGAGCGTATAGACTGAAATGGTGTTTTTATTGAGATTGTCAGCAGCCACAAGACAGCAAATACTAATAGAAGACCAGATAAGGCTTAGGCTGCTTGTTCACCAATCATATCTTGAATTAGCCACACCCTTGAGAACATTTAACAGGAAACTTGACATTCTACTTAAAAGGTATGAGAAGCTGCCGATGGCTGGACAAATACCAGACCAGCTTTTATCTGATGTTCAAAGGCTTTGCAGTTGGTTAGAGGCTGAAATATATGATGCACTTGTACAGATGAACTTAAACATACTTGAAACAGTGCAAAAAGAACTAAGCATAGAATATAAGATTATGGGGCGGGAATCCCTTATTTCAATGAAAGAGGATCTTCCAAGCCTATCGACTGATTGGAGGAAACCTTTCCACCCAGAACCCCGAATAGAAACAGAAACACTAATAAAAACAGATAATACACATGCAAGAATAGAAAAAGCCCTTGGGCATGGTGCATATGATCCAGATGTAACCGATAGAATCCTAAAAAACCCTCTATCCACTGCAAAAGGTTTTTCACAAAGCACACAGGAAAGCATCAGAAAAATAATGTATAGGGGAATAAGGCGTGGGGAGTCCACACAAATGATAGCTGCAAGGGTTAGACAAATCTTACCCAACAAGAACTATAATAAGGCTTTATCTATTGTTTGGACTGAAACACACAATACAATGAATTATGTTAAATGGAAAGAATATATGAAAGACCCTGCAATTGACTACATCCAGTGGATAAGTGTTGGAGATCGTAGAGTAAGACCCACACACCGTAGAAACCATTTACAAATCATAAAAAAGGGGGAGACTTTTAGAAACGGGCAGAAATTCCCCGGTGACAGGGCAGCACCAATTAGGGAATGGATTCATTGTAGATGCACTATAACACCTTATATTATCGAACCCACGAATGTTGCACATCCAAGGACAAGGACTAAGAATCAGATGGTGAGATATAATGCTGCTGGTTGGAAACCCAAACCTTACACCATCCCCGAAACACTTAAAAGAGGATATAAGCCAGTTATACCATCACCAGAGATTATCAAACCATCAAAAGAAGAAATTAAATTAACGACAGAAGAAGGCATGAAGATAAAAATGAAAATAGGCAGATTATCATCTAAAAAATACAGAATGACTTACATAGAACAACCAAAAGAACTAAAGGATGCCAAATATCTTGCTAAAATCAATGGAATGCACCTAAAATATAAATATAATCGTGAATTCATCGACACATGGTCACCAGTTGAAGATCTGGAGATCTACACAACAAAACATTTCATGGATAATGATGTTTTTGAAGTTAAATGGAATGATGGAACACGCAAATACTTCAAATGTAAAAAACAAAACAATGAAATTTCACTTATTGAAATAGATGAAGCAGAGGTTGAAAAAATAGCTAAAAACTTGGATGGATGGTTCTAAGATGATAAAAATCACAGAAGTAATCCAAATCAACATCCTAAAAAACATGGTTAGTTATTTCCCAAATTTCATACCAGAGGAATTTCAAAAAGCGAAAATAAAATTTTTGGACATGTTATTCAATGAAACAACAGAAGATCTTCTTTCATTCATATCACTCAAATTAGAAGACAAAGAACTTATTATAGGGCCGTTACATCGTGTTAGGGAGTTTGATGGGGTTAAACCAGTTGCTGCACTTGTACATAGTGGGAATTTCAATTATGATTTTTTTAATAAAAGTTTTGATATTGTTTGGATCGGATAATTGTGGTGGTGGATGGTCTTGGAAACACTAAAAGAAAAGATAAGATCAATCAAGGAAGAATATGAAGAATTTTATGGCCTTTTAGCATGGCAACCAGAAAAAGATGAAAAAGAGCTTGGTTTTTTGGTTAGGGCTTGTTTTGATGAATCGTTTCAGATTAAGAAGATGGATAAGGGTGTTTCAGCGAATATAACCTTGTTTATGGTCTTGATGGTTGCGTTGCTCAAAGAGGAAGATGCTATGAAAAAATTGGAAGACTATTATAGTTGTCCAGAGTTCATCTGTTATGGTTCCAGGGGGATTTTCACATTTTAGGATTTTAGCATCATATCTAATCTTGTAATTTGAGGCTTTCCTCATCTTGCTTTGAAATATTTTAAGGGTGGTAAACCAAATTTTAGGGCTGGATGAGGATGTATACGATTGGATGGGAAAATGCAGACTTGATAATTGGTGAATCAATGAAAGAAGAAAGAAGACACATCGATGCATTCGAATTATACTTCCAACTACGACAACAAGGAAAAGGAGTAAGGGATGCAGTTGCTATAGTGGCAAAAGAGCAAAATCGTAGCGAATCAACAATTTACACTTGGAAAAGAGAATTTGACTGGGATAGTCGAGAGGCTGTTAGGGCCGCTGAGATCCGGAAAAAGGTGGAAGAAGAAATAGATGAAAGCATTACCGATGCAAAGGTCAAATATCTCACCATTGTCAATTTAAGCCTTGATCAATACTTAGAGGATGTGAAAGAAGGCCGTAGGAAGCCTATTAAGATGACAAGCACGATGGACATTGAACGGTTCATCAAATTAGCGTTGCTTTTGATTGGGGAAAATACTGAAAGGGCTGAGGTAAACACTGGAGGACTGGATAGGCTTGCTGAAACCATCCGAAGAAGTATCCAGAGAAAGGGGTGAGTTCCAACTCGGAGAACTAAGCCCTAAGGCCCTTGATTTCCTCATTAACAGTGATGCACCAATCAATATAGCTTATGGGGCTGTGAGATCATCTAAAACAACCACAGCCACGCTTAGATGGCTTCAATACATCGCTGAATCCCCACACAATGAATTTCTCCAAACCGGAAAAACAAGAAGCACACTATACAGGAACGTGCTGAGAGATCAAATGAAGATGCTTAACGCCTTCAACATCGAGTATAACCATCTTAAATATGATGGGATCCTTGAAATCGAAGATAAAGTGATCTGGTTGGTTGGTTTCAGAGATGAACGTGTATCAGAGATTATTAGGGGGATGACTGTGGGTGGGTGGTACGGGGATGAAGTCACCACATACCCCAAAACAGCCGTTGAACACGCCTTAGACCGTTGTAGCTTGAAGGGCAGCAAGGTTTTCTGGACATTGAACCCATCCAGCCCTTACCATTACATTTACACTGATTATATTTCGAATAAACGGTTACGGAAGAATGGTGATGTGAAGGTATGGCATTTCACGTTGGATGATAA